CAAGCAAGGAACGGACAACAGGTTTGTATCTACAAAGGTGCAAACAATACTTACACATTAGTTGTAGAAGGCCAATGTCCAGCAGAGTATCGTTGTAAGTATGACCCTGACGGACAAGAGCCCAACATAGATAGTGTGTTAGATTCTCTCAACGATAAGTTTAAATAAAACTCATAAATAACTCGTAAGGAGTTTATTTTATGCAGAACTTTATGGGTATGGATGGGTTCATCTGGTTTACTGGAGTCGTGGAGGATAGAAACGATCCATCAAAACTTGGTCGTGTAAGAGTGCGTTGTGTGGGACATCACACAGATGACAAATCAAAAATACCAACAGCAGATTTGCCTTGGGCTCACATCATGCATCCTGTAACAGACCCATCAATGAATGGGTTGGGTACAACACCGACATTCATGGTGGAGGGAACATGGGTGGTTGGTTTTTTTATGGACGCAGAGGATAAACAACAACCAGTCATAATCGGAACACTGCCTGGTGTTCCAGACGAATCACCAAACACATCAAAAGGGTTTAATGATCCAAGAACCTCTGATGAAGCAGGAAACTATGGGCCTTACCCTAAATCAGATTTACTCAATGAGTCTGATGTTAGTCGTCTTGCACGAAGTGAACCACAGTTCATACATAAATCTCAAATTGATAAAAGTTCTCACAGACTAAACACAGATACACAAGTTGGAAATGGTTTTACAGATGTTCCAGTTCCAGGCGGTGCTCCATTTGGTGAGAAAGTTTCTCCATATGCAGCCGCATATCCTTACAATCATGTTTTTGAAACTGAGAGTGGTCATATAAAAGAGTTTGATGATACTCCAGGCGAGGAAAGAATACAAGAGTTGCATGGAACATCTGGGACATACTATGAGGTAAATGGTAGTGGAACAAGAACAGTTAAGATAGTTGGTGATGGATATCGCATCGTTGCTGGTTCAGATTACGCATATGTTGATGGTCATGTTAATCTAACGATTGGTTCTAATTGTAGCACATATGTTTTAGGTAATTATGACTTACGAGTTGATGGTGATATGGAGATCTATGTCAAGGGTAATAAAAAAGAAACTATACTTTGCAATGATGACCCAGACGAAGGATTTGTTGAACAGATAATCAAAAATGGTAAAAAGACAACTTCAGTTGATGGTGAGGTAACAGAGATATATGGAGATAAGTTTTCAACCGATGTGAAGGGTAAAGTTACAGAGGTATTTGCTGGTGGGTTTCAATCTAATATTACAGGGATATATAATATAGATGTTGGTAATGATCCAACTGATGTAGAAAACTTAGGACAGATTACAATCAATACACCAACGATTGATATAGAGACTACCACACTCAATTTTGACTCAACTACATCTAATATTACTGCAACAACATTTAACCTTGATAGTTCTACATCTGTGAATATTAAAAGTGCGATTATAAACATGGACACTGCATCTATGGACATTGATGCAACAGACTATCAACTAAATGCTGGTTCATCAAATCTTCCAAAGATTACTGTTGGAGCAGCTGATGCACACGCACTTTCTCCATCTGTTACATCACCAAGTTCTGCGAGTGTTACACTACCAACTATCGCAAACGAATTATTATTAACACCAGATGACAATCTAACTGCTGTTGGAAATAGACTCGAAGAATTAAAATCTGAAACAGGAATAACGACTGTCACGGATGAGTTTTATGCAGATGCGATATTGAGAAACAGACCAAAAGAAATAGAACTAGGTGGTAACCCAGATGAGAATGATGGAACTGAGGATGAGGGAGCAGATGATGTTGCATCAAATGTTTCTGGTACAACCCCTACAGGAACAATCGCACCTAGAACTGATTATGATAAAAATAAAAACTATAATGATAATAATGTTACAAATTCTGCTGGGTTCAAACCATACACAAAACAATATGGATTTGATGAGGATGAACTACTGAATTTTCTCCCAGGCACAGATCCAAGAATTAATCCAAGCACAGGTGTAGCTGCAGAGAATCTTGTAAAAAGACTGAGGGTCGCATGGAATAAACCTCTCTACAGATTATCTATTAGCAGTGCTTTTAGATCACCATCATCGAATGAAATATCTGGCGGTGTTAAATTAAGTAGACATAAAACAGGACAAGCTCTTGATGTTTTAATGGACAATATAACAAGACAAGAACAGTTGATATTTATGAAAGAAGCAAAGGCAGCTGGATTTAATGGTATCGGTGTTTACTTTCCGTCTGCAAAATCAAAAAGAAACTTTATTCATATTGATACCAGAGGTGCAACACAATCTTGGGGGCCAGACACAACTAGGTTCTCTGTATATGGTTGGGCAAGACCAACATTAAGAAGTTTAGGTTATACTTTCGGTTAACCTTTTGGTTATAAATAATATAAACTTAGGAGTCTATAAATGGCAATCTATGATGCACAACTGAATAATGATGCAAGGGCAACACGACAATATACAGATTTAGATTTATTTTTCGGAAGAAAAACATCTGACAATGATGTAAGAAAAGTCACTGATGTTCAAGCAGTCAAAAGATCTATTCGTAATCTTGTGCAACTGAATACATACGAAAAACCTTTTCACCCAGAGATATCTGGTGGTGTGAGGGAGTTGTTGTTTGAAAATATGTCTCCAATAGTTGCAGTTGTAATTGCAAGAAAGATAGAAGATGTGATTACAAACTTTGAACCAAGAGCTCGTCTGGTTTCAGTTCGTTCAATCCCAGACTTAGATCGTAATGCATATGAAGTGTCAGTAGAGTTTTATATTGTGAACGCTCCAACAGAACTTGTGGACTTATCCATCATGTTAGAAAGATTACGATAATGGCTGTAAACGAAAGAAGATTAAATGTAACTGAACTAGACTTTGATGATATAAAACAAAATCTAAAAGTTTTTCTCAAAGGTCAATCAGAATTTAAAGACTATGACTTTGAGGGTTCTGGTATGAGTACATTACTAGATACTCTTGCATACAACACACACTACCTAAGTTTCAACGCAAATATGTTAGCAAATGAAATGTTTCTTGATAGTGCGTCTTTGAGGTCTAGTATTGTTTCTCACGCAAAGACACTAGGATATGAAGTCACATCTGCAAGATCTCCAGTTGCAACTATTAACATTGCATTATCAACCACAAGTGCAACAAAGACAATGCCTGCTGGAACTGCATTCTCCACAACAATAGATGATACAAGTTATCAGTTTGTTACAATTGCAGACGTTACAGGAACAAATAATGGTGGCGTAGTTTCTTTTGATTCAACTAAAATATATGAGGGTTCATTCATTACAACAAAATATTTGGTTGACATCTCAGATATTGAACAAAGATTTTTACTAGGAGATAATCGTGCAGACACATCAACACTTACAGTGAAAGTTCAAACATCTACATCTGACTCAACAACAACCACATATACTAAAGCAACGGACATAACACAACTGTCATCAACAAGTACAGTTTATTATTTACAAGAAGTTGATGGTGGTCGTTTTGAAGTCTACTTTGGTGATGGTGTTGTAAGTAGAAGTTTATCAGATGGTAACATAGTTATTCTTGAGTATGTTGTTACAAATAAAACTGCATCTAATGGCGCATCATCTTTTTCTGCACCATCTACTATTGATGGAGTAAGTGATATTACTCTTACCACAGTTGCAAATGCAGCTGGTGGCGCAGAACCAGAGAGTTTAAACTCAATCAAACTACAAGCACCACTAGACTTTGCATCACAGGGTCGTGCAGTAACACCAGATGATTATGCTGTGTACGCAAAAAAACTTTTTCCAAATACACAGGCCGTTTCAGTCTTTGGTGGAGAGGATGGAAGTTTTGATCCATCAACTGGAGTATCATCTGTTCCAGAATATGGTAAAGTTTTTATCTCAATCAAAAGTTCAACTGGACTTAACCTATCAGATGCACAAAAAACACAACTCGTAAATGACTTTTCAAAATTCAAAGTTGCATCTATCACTCCTGTGATTGTTGACCCAGAAACAACTTTTATTATTCTTAATGTTACTTTCAATTATGACTCCTCATCAACAACAAAAGAGAAAACAGAGTTAGAGACTTTAGTAAACACTACCATACAAAACTATACGGATACAGATTTGGAAGATTTTAACAGACCATTTAGATACTCAAAACTTACAGGATTAATTGATGGGACTGATAGTGCAATACTCAGTAATATTACGACTGTGACACTTGCAAGATTTGTTACACCAACTACAACATCTGCAACTGCATACACACTTAATTTTAATAATAAATTTTTTAATCCACATGATGGACATAACTCAGTTGCTGGTGGTATCATTGCATCAACAGGATTTTTTATTGCGAGTGCATCTACAGAATATTTCTTTGATGATGATGGTAGTGGTAATCTAAGAATATACTCTCTTGTTGCTGGTGTTCGAACTTACTACGATAGTCAAGCAGGAACAGTGGATTATGTAAATGGTGTTATAAAAATAAACTCTGTGTTAATTAGTGGTGTATCAAATGTCGATGGTTCTGCATCAACACAGTTTCGTTTAACAGTTCTACCAGACTCAAATGATGTCATACCTGTGAGAAATCAATTATTAGAAATAGACACAGTGAACACAACTGTGGTGGGAACAGTTGACCAAACTGCAACTACAGGTAGAGGGTATACTGTGACCACAACTGGTGGTGCTGGTTCTACTACTGGAACTGCAACAACTACTACAACAACAGTCGCAACCACATCATCTACTCCAACAAGTTCGAGCTACTAAGTAAATGTCAAAGAATGATTCAAAACTTCTAACGAAAGTATCTTCACTCATACCAGGCCAAGTCCCTGAGTTTGTTGAGTCAGATCATTCTTTATTTGTAAAATTTCTCAAAGACTATTATCAGTTTCTTGAAGCTGGTCGTATTACACTTTCAACAACAATCAATTACATTAGTCTAGAAACCACAACTGTTTCCTATGTCTTAGATGAAACGAGTGGTGAGAGGATTGTCACAGAGATTGGTGAGGGAACACTTGGTCAGTTTGTAGAGGGTGAAACTATCACTGGTGGAACATCCAATGCAACTGCAACTGTATTAGTTGATGACACTAGAAACAAATATATCTATGTTACATCACAACAAAAGTTTATTACAGGAGAGGTCATCACAGGTGCAACCTCTGGTTCGACTGCAACTGTATCAGAGTATCGTGCAAACCCTGTTCAGAATATTCAACAACTGTTAGAGTATGCAAACGTAGACAACACTATATTTGATTTTCTAGAACAGTTTAGAAAATCTTTCATGAATGCGATACCAAGCACTCTTGCATCTGGTGTATCAAAAAGAAATCTTATCAAGAATATAAAAGACCTATATGCAGCCAAGGGTACATCTGAAGCAACGAAACTTTTTATGAAAATATTCTTAGGTGAAGAGCCAAGTATTCTCTATCCAAATCAGTTTATGATGAAAGTATCAGATGGTAATTTTGGACAGAACACAATACTAAGAACTGCACCAGACTTTGGTGTGACTGGTGATGAAGTGATTAACCAATTAATAACTGGTGTGACTTCTGGTGCAACTGCGACTGTTGAATCTGCTGTTACTGTGGTTCAAGGTGGACAGTCAATATCAGAACTAAGAATTGCAAGTCCTATTGGAACATTCATTGATGGTGAAAGAGCAACTGCAAACTCAATAACTAGAGATGTTTCTGTTGGATTTACTGTTAGAGGTATAGTAAGTGTTGCAACAGTGGTCAATGATGGTATACTACACTCAAATAATGAGTCATTAACTGTTGAGTCTATAGGTAATGAATCTGCTGAGGTAGTCGTCAATCAAATTAAACTTGGTTCGGTAAGTGGAGTTGAGGTTGATGATGTTGGTTCTAAGTATGAAGTTGGGGACACGTTAACCTTTACACCTGTGAGTGCAGATGAAAATAGATCAGTAAGTGCGAGTGGTTTTGTGAGCATGGTTGGTGGAGGTATTCAGTTAGAGTCTGGTACACTAGATGACTTATCATTAACTGATGACTCTTTAATTTTAGAGAGTGGTTCAGTAACACACTTAGAGCCTTTTAGTATTGCATTAGAAACTATAGAGACTGATACATTTTTTGGTGATGGTGATACGACTGTGTTCACACTAACAAACGTAAATGCAAGTAATGATAATAATGTAGTCGTGAGAGTAAATAATGGGAAAGTTGAAACTACGACTCGTATTGGAGATGTGTTTTACTCTCTTGTAGGACAAACTTTAACATTTACAACTGCTCCCATAGATAACGCACTGATAACTGTAACTGCTGAAAGCACAGACTCATTATTATTGGATGGAACAGATGGATCTTCTACAGATGCTGGTCATCAGATTATTACAGAGATAGGTTTAGACTTTGAACAACTGGATATACATAGAACAGATAATGATCAAATTGTTTTAGAGTTTGATACGTTTAGTGCATCAGAGGCTGGTGCGATACAAAAAGTTCATATATCAGATGGTGGTAGTGGATACTCAGATTTACCAGATGTGACAATCACTACAACTACAGGAACAAGTGCATCACTCCTTGCAGTTACAGATGATATCGGTGCAATAGACTCTTTGAGTGTTGATGATACAGGATTTAATTACACATCATCTAATCCACCAGACCTTACTGCAAGAGCTCATTTTGTTCTCAAAGATGTAACAGGAACTTTTGCAAATACAAACACACTTACCACACACGTTGGAACTGTAAAGAGTTTTGACAGTGATACTAATATACTTGAAACAACTTTTGAGAATGTGATAAGAGTTGAACAAGAACAAGAGGGAACTTTTAACGAGGGTATAGATCTAGAAGATGGAACAGTTCTTGATGATAACACAATTGTTGAGGGAATACAACTTGAAGATGAACAAGACATAGAGACAGAAGAAGATGATAATATAGTTTTAGAGGGAACTGAAGTTGTAACACCATCTGCAAAATTTATACGACACGTTGTAAAAGTTGTCAGGACTGCAGCTGGCAATAACGTATATCAAATAGATGGAGTGGTGCAACCCACCCTACGTTTTACTGAGGGTGATACACACTACTTTGATTTATCACACAGTTCATTATATAATGCAGTCGCATCTAAATCACACATATTCCAACTATCAACAACATCAGATGGGGGTCATGTAAGTGGAACAGAATATACAACAGGAGTTACAAAGTCTGCATCATATATTGATACAGGAACAACAGGTGCATTTTTACAAATAGTAGTTGCATCTGGAACTGCACCTAATCCACTTTTCTATTATTGTAAAAATCATTCTGGTATGGGTGGTAGAATAGAAACAAGAGAGGTAGTATCTTTTGTCAAAGATGCAAATAGTAATCTACTTTTAGATGGTAGTGCAGTAAGTATATCTAATCTTATATTAGAAGACTCTTTAGGCAATGGTTTCATACGATATGAAACAACTGTCACCAGAGACTCTCAAATAATACTAGAGGACGAACTAAACTCTACTGGTAACTTTAGTATTCTATTAGAGGATGGTAATCAATTACTAACGGAAGATGTTTTTAATCTTTTCTTTGGTTTTGGCGAGTTGGATGGTAGAGTGGACATAACCACATCAACTGATTTTGGCGGTTCTGTACTACTTGAAGTATCATCTATACTAGAACAAGAGAGAGCCATAGAACAACTGGGTCGTAATAGGACTATCAATACTAGATTTCCGCCATCAATATCAGTAATAGGTTGTCTACCGCTAGCAGAGGATATTGATATTTTCAAAATTTTTTCTCCAGAGATAACTGGAACACCATCTTTTATACAAGATGTAGGTGGTAAAGTTCTGATAGATCGTGTGCGTGAGGTTGACTTAAATGGTAAGTTATTATTAGATGGTATCAACTCTGATGGTCTAGGGGAGAATGAACAACTTGCAACAGAAAATGCTGGTAGAAGAATATTATTGAACGGAACAGATGCAGACAGTTCTAATGCTGGAGAAAGATTAACATTTGAAGATGAAACTGGAGAGGGTGATATTGTTCTAGACGGAACTGACTCAGACTCTACTGATGCTGGTGATAATATCATCAATGAAAGTCCTATTGACTTTAGTAATAAAAATGTTACTATAACTGATTCGAGTGGTGCAAGTGGAACAATCGTAAAGGCAGACATTGCAACTGCAACAAGTGTGGTTAGAACTACTGCAACAACTGTGGGTACATACTCTGGTATACGAAGTTTGATGGGAGAGGATTTAAACAGAATACAAGACTCTCTTTACTATCAAGATTATTCATATGAAGTTCAAGTGGGTGCAGCCTTTTCAGATTATGTAAACGAGTTAAAAAAGTCTGTTCACCCAGCAGGGTTTAGACCATTTGGTAAAGTGTCAATTGCAAATCTAGTATCAGTTGCAGTAACAAGAACTGCTGTTGGTGTTCAGAGTTTTGTTGGTGACGATAGGTTCTCACCAATACTTGCATCTACTTTTGAAACTATTTTTGATCAAAATTTACAAATGAGGTCAAGTGCAAAGAAGTATGAGATTGGAACTATCAATGATCAAATTATTTTTGAGGATGGTGTGATTGCTGGTGATAAATTAGTTCTTGATGCATCTTCAACATCCACAGGTTCAACGACACCAGCAGACGTTTCAATAATATTAGAGGATAGTTTACAACCAAGTGGATATGATTACAATACTGCATATATCGTTCTCGACTCAAGTGCAGCTGGTTTTGCAGACGAGGGTGGTAAACTAGATTTAGAATCTGGTTCACTTGAAGATGAGTTTGAGAATATACTTCTGGAAGATGATAGTACAATCAGTCTTGAAGATGGTTTTCATATAACAGGAGACTCAATATTATTTGAGGGTAACTCAGATGTTGAGATGCAAAGTCTAGGTGGACGAATGATGAGTGAGAACTCTCTTACACCTAGTGGTCAATCTGAGAAACACGTTGTAAAACAAATCACAACAAAACTTACTACAAGACCAACACCAAGAGTTACAAGAAATCTATTCATCTATCTTGCGAGTACACCATTTGGTAGATCGTCTAACTCACTACAACTAGAGAACTCAACATCTGGTTCTTTTGAAAGTGGAACAATAGTTCTTGATGGACACGCACCACTGAATGAGGGTGAGGTTGCAATCAATTTAGAAACACCAACAAGTCATATTGTATTGAATGGAACAGATAGTTCGTCCAGTGATGCTGGTGATAATGTTCTGACAGAAGAAGGTGACTTGATTGTCAATGAAGAACAGGAACTAGACACAGGAATAAAAGACAGACTACTTCTTGAACAAGGTGGTATCGTCATGGCAGAAGCAGATAGGTTTGCGTTCCCAACAGGGTTTGTTGTAGATGAAAACGAGAACTTAGTATTAGAAGATCATCATAGTGATACGGAAACACTTACCTTTGATGACTTTGGAAGTCTTAGGTTTGAGGAAATACTTAAACCAAATAAACTTATATTAGAACAAGGTGACAATACAGATTTTGCACAAGTCATATTATTAGAAGATAACGTAGATGGTAACGCAGAGAGTAATCAATTAGTATTAGAGGGTGGTGGAAGACTTGAACTTGAAGAGGAAGAGTTTACAAAACTCACAGGCTCTGGAGTTGCAGACCAGAACAACGCAAACGTATCAGAGAATGTTGGTATACTTCTAGAAAACTTTGGTCAGATATTACTAGATGGAACAGACTTAGACTCTGCAAACGCAGACGAGTATCTACTTCAAGAAACTACTCAGGTAAATAAATTTACACTTGAATTATCTGGTAGTATAATAGAAGAAGAAATATCAAGTACAAGTGTGATTGAACACTTACTACTTGAGGGTGAAACTGGTGGTAGAATACTATATGATGCTGGTCAAGCAACAAGTGGTTTACATTCATTTGACAGGTCTGATAGAATATTACTTGAACAAGGTGATGGTGATATCATAGTTCTGGATGGTATTGACTCAGACTCAACTGATGCTGGTCGAGCCCTACTCTTTGAAAGTGACGAAGAACTGCACACGGCAATCGCATTAGAAACAACAAACAAAATACCAAGTGAAGGTCAGATACCGATTGATAACTGGACACTAAATAGTAGTGTCAGTTCTGTAGGAGGACTACCAATAGTACAATCATCAGAGATACGAACACGAACAACAGGAGATATCGCACTAGAAGATGGGTTTGGAAATCTTGTTCTCAATGGAACAGATGGTT